TCCAGTGGGAGTCAATGTGCTTGACTACCAAAACTTGTACAAAAAATTCACCTACACTCAGCAGGAGTCATACCGCCTAGATCATATTGCTAACGTTGAACTTGGCGAGCGCAAACTGGACTATTCAGAGTATACTGGTTTGCAGGATATGTACAACTCAAACTATCAAAAGTATATTGAGTATAACATCCGTGACGTTGAACTGATTGAAAAACTTGAAGACAAAATGAAATTCATTGAGTTGGTCTACGCGCTGTCATATGACGCCAAGGTCAACTATGAAGATACACTTGCCTCAGTTAAGCAGTGGGATGTTATTGTCCATAATTATTTGCGTGGCAAAAACATCGTCATCCCGCAGTTTGAGAAAAACAAAAACTGTAAATCACTTGTTGGCGGTTACGTCAAAGACCCAAAGGTTGGTTTGAGTAATTGGGTTGTATCATTTGACTTGAACTCACTTTACCCCCACTTGATTATGCAGTATAATATCTCCCCTGAGACGTTTGTGACTAAACTAAAACAAACGCATACCATTGAGCAAATACTTGAGGGTAAGATTTCTGATTATGATGAATACCTAGACAAAATGAACTGTGCCATTGCCGCTAACCTTTGCGTGTATTCAAAGGAGCGTCAAGGGTTTCTTCCCGCACTGATGCAAAAGATGTACAATGACCGTGTTGTATACAAGAAGCAAATGATTGAGGTGAAGAAAGAATATGAGAAGTTCAAAAACCCAGGACTGCTGAAAGAAATCGCTCGCCTGAATAATATGCAGATGGCGAAAAAGATTCAATTGAACTCCGCTTACGGTGCTTTGGGTAACCAATACTTCCGCTGGTATGATATCAACCATGCGGAGGCTATCACTATGTCAGGTCAGTTGTCCATTCGCTGGATTGAGGGTAAGTTGAACAAGTACCTCAACAAATTGTTCAAAACTGATGGTAAAGATTATGTCATCGCCTCTGATACTGACTCAGTGTATATCACCTTGGACAAACTTGTACAAGAGGTAATGCCAAACGAAACTGATGACAAAAAGATCGTGAAGTTCATTGACTCAGTTTGCCAAAAGAAACTTGAGCCATATATTGATAGTGTCTATCAAGAACTTGCGAACTATATGCACGCTGCTCAACAAAAGATGATCATGAAGCGTGAGGCTATCGCCAACAAGGGTATTTGGAAAGCCAAGAAAATGTACATCCTCAACGTTTGGGATCAAGAGGGTGTTCTATATGATAAGCCAAAACTCAAGATGATGGGTATTGAGGCAGTGCGATCATCCACCCCATCCTCATGTCGTGATAATATTAAAACATCACTTGATATTATTATGAACAAAAGTGAAACTGAACTTCATGCGTTCATTGAGAGTTTCAGGCAAAAATTCAAAACTATGGAATTTGAAGATATTGCATTCCCGCGAGGTGTTTCCGATATCGAAAAATGGTCAACTGATCGTAATGCCTTATATGATAAGGGCACACCAATCCATGTGAAGGGTGCGATTATTTTTAATGACCTCGTTGTTCGTAAACGTCTGACGAATAAATACCAAAGTATCGCCAGCGGGGAGAAAGTCAAGTTTTGTTACATGAAGAAGCCCAACCCCTATGGCATTTCAGTCTTATCATGTCCAAGCGGCATGCCAAAAGAATTTGGGCTTGAACAATACATTGACTATGACACACAATTTGATAAGGCATACATCGAGCCAATCAAAAGTATTATCAGTACAATTGGTTGGAATGTAGAAAAGACCGCAACATTGGATGACTTTTTTTCATAGGAGCCCAAGATGGCTAGAATAGAACTTGATGAAGATTTTGACTTTGGCTTCACTACATTAAGTGAAGACGACTTCAAAAAAAGAGAAGAGGTTGCAGCGCAAGAGGCTGCAGAGCAAACAGCAAAAGAAGTTTCAGAGGCAGTGAATAATAAAGTGCAAACGATGTACAATATGATTATTCCCCTTTTGCAAAATTTGGCCAAAGACGCTGACACTCGCGATTACATTTATTGGCCAAAGAGAAAAGAAAAAATCAATAGTTTCATTAAGAAACTTGATCAAGTGGTAAAATCCAATTGACTTTATTCTCCAGTCATAGTATGATCGTTTGGATTGGTAAGGAGTATGCATATGAGTAATTTTTTTCGCGATTTAGTCGAACAAATTAAAGATGAAGACACAAGCATTGCCGCTGATGGCGAGGGTGCTGGTGAATTTTCTGGTTCTATTGATACAGGTTCGTACATTTTGAATGCTGTATTGAGTGGTAGTTTGTATGGCGGTGTTCCAAACAATAAGATCACTGCCTTTGCTGGTGAGTCTTCAACTGGCAAAACATTTTTCGTTCTTGGAATTGTCAAGTCGTTTCTTGATAACAACCCAAATGCTGGCGTTGTTTACTATGACACTGAGGCGGCTGTCACTCGTGAAATGATGGCATCACGTGGCGTTGATGTCACCCGTGTCATTTATGCCGAGCCTGATACAATTCAAAAGTTTCGTCATCATGCTCTTAAATTGATTGATGCTTACATTGCCCGACCAGAGGATAAACGTCCCCCAATGATGTTTGTGCTTGATTCACTTGGCATGCTGTCAACTACAAAAGAAATGGAAGACAGTTCAGAGGGTAAAGAAACTCGTGACATGACCAAGGCGCAGGTCATCAAGGCTGCATTCCGCGTCTTGACTTTGAAATTGGCTCGTGCTAAAATCCCAATGCTCTTGACCAACCATGTGTATGCCGCTGTTGGTGCTTATGTCCCAACAAATGAAATCTCAGGCGGCACTGGTTTGAAATACGCTGCATCAACGATTGCTATGTTATCAAAGAGCAAAGACCGTGATGGTACTGAGGTTGTTGGTAACTTGATTAAGATCAAGATGTATAAGTCACGCATGTCAAAAGAAAACGGCGAGGCTGTTGTCAAGTTGTCATACAAGTCTGGTCTTGACAAATATTATGGCTTGCTTGACTTGGCTGAAAAGGCTGGTGTGTTTAAGAAGGTTAGCACTCGTTACGAACTGCCAAATGGCGACAAGGTGTTTGGTAAGGCGATCAATGATGAGCCTGAAAAATTCTTCACGCCAGAAGTCATGGCTGAACTTGAAAAGGCAGCAAAGCGTTTTTACAGTTATGGTGGCGGTGAAGAAACTCAAGAAACAGAAGTTGTGGAGGCTGAATGATAAACATTGAGGAAATAATTTTTGGCAACCTTATCTACAAGGAAGATTATGCCCGCAAAGTCATTCCGTTTTTGCGCCCAGATTATTTCCGTGATGCCTCGCAAAGAGCAGTTTTTGAACTGATTGACAAATATGTAAAAGAGTATAACAAGTTTCCCAGCAAGGAGGCTTTACTGATTGACCTGCAGTCAAGCAACAAGTTGACTGAGGAACAGTTCAAAAATACCCGCCAGTTGATCGAAACCTTGAAAGAAAGTGAAGATCAAGAACTTGACTGGTTGGTTGACCGCACTGAAGAGTTTTGTAAAGACAAAGCATTGTATAATGCCCTAATGGAATCAATCAAACTCGTTGACAAAAAAGACGATAAGATTTCCGTTGGTTCAATTCCAAAAATATTGTCTGACGCTCTTGCAGTTTCATTTGACAGTAGCATCGGTCACGACTTCCTTCTTGACTCTGATGAACGTTTTGAAATTTATCATAAGCGTGAGTTGAAGGTGCCATTTGATTTAGATTACTTCAATAAAATCACTGATGGCGGTTTGCCAAAAAAAACTTTGAACATTGCTTTGGCTGGAACTGGTGTTGGTAAATCTTTGTTTATGTGTCACTGCGCCGCATACAATTTGCTCAGTGGTTACAATGTCCTCTATATTACTATGGAAATGTCTGAGGAAAAGATTGCTGAGCGCATTGATGCCAACCTGATGGATGTTACTTTGGATGAATTGAAAGATTTACCAAAAGACTCATATGATAGAAAAATTACCCGCATCCGTGAGAAGGCAAAGGGTAAACTCATTGTCAAAGAGTATCCAACTGCCTGTGCTGGGTCGGCAAACTTCCGTCATTTGCTTGGCGAACTGAAGATCAAAAAGAATTTCACCCCTGATATCATTTATATTGACTACTTGAATATTTGTGCCTCTTCAAGAATCAAGCCAAATAGCAATGTCAATAGTTACATGTACATCAAGGCAATTGCTGAAGAACTTCGCGGTCTTGCGGTTGAGTTTAATGTCCCACTGATATCAGCAACTCAAACTAACAGGTCTGGGTTTACAAACTCTGATGTTGGGCTTGAGGATACTTCGGAATCATTTGGTCTGCCAGCGACTGCTGACTTTATGTTCGCACTGATCAGCACTGAAGAACTCGAGCGTATGAATCAAATCCTCGTCAAACAATTGAAGAATCGCTATGGTGATCCTGGTAACAATCGTAGGTTTGTTGTTGGCATCGACAGAGCCAAAATGAAACTTTATGATGTTGAAGTTGCTGCTCAACATAACATTATGGATGATGGACCAGTGGCTGACAAGGGTAAATTTGGCGAGAGAGTCACCGAATTCAAATTCGACAAGACAAAATTCCAAAATTTCAAATAATTTTTTCAAAAAAACATTTTTCGTTTATAAATAGAAGTACACAATGTGGTGCGTGGATATGCGGTTTCTTTCCGTGTAAGTGGCAAGTGTTTCAAACAGAAACGATTGGAATAGTCGAGGCAGCTGGATCACAGCAGGTGGGGTTCCTCTCGATACACGCATCGTGTAGGGGTGTCGACAACGGCACCCCTTTTTATTGCCTCTAAGTTATTGATTCTTTTTGAAATAAAAGACTTTTCTTTATTTCTTGATTGTAGTATTATTATACTATGAAATATGAAAACACTGTGAAGATTGGTGACGTCGTCAAGTCTCTTGACTTCGTTGGTTCAAATGACTGTTATTATGTCGGTCTTGTGACCGCCATCAATGGCGACGGTACGTTCAAGGCTGACACGATCAAACGTGTGTGGATGGGTGCGGTCGACAATGGGTTCCCGTCTGCGACTTTCGTCGCTCCGCTCCCTGGTCATCACTTTGCTGATGACTTGATGTTCCCTCGTGTGCAGGTGCTTGCCTAATGGA